CGGAACGCGTGCTCGCTCGGCCATGGCAGGAGGCAAGTCGTCGGCAGCGTCACGAAGATTGTGTTGCCAGCGTCAAAGTGACCTGTCACTTCGTGGGCGCCGAACAACGGCAACCAAGGATGTGCGGCCTTGCTCACGAAGACGTGCTTGTAGCCCTCGTGGCAGTTCTCCTTGCCGTGACGGTCACGGAACATCGAGCCATCGGGCGCGGCACGTAGCAGGACGCCCATGCCGACATAGCTGATCTTGAAGCGTGCGCCTTCGACAACGTGGTAGTCATCGTCTGCGATGTGGACATAGAAGCGGTCGCGGTTGTTCTGGCAGCGTAGATTCAGTGTCGGCATTATTCGATCTCCACTGTGCCGTCGCAAGAGGCGTTGGGGCAACGGATCCCATCTTCGATTGCGTCAATGGCTTTGCGCGACATGCGGAAGATCGTCCCGCAATCGGCGCACGAGCATTTGATGTGGCGGTTGGTGTCAGCTTTGCGGCCGTTGGTGAAGTTCGAGAGCTCAGCGTGCGGGATTGGGCCCAGCCTGTCAATGATGGGGCCTGCCCATTCGTGGAACGCCTTGCCTGCGACCGTCGCTGTCATCTTGCCTTCGAGGCCGACCGCGGTCGCGCACTTCTTGAAGATCTTGCCGTGCTTCTTGTCGAGGCCGACTGCTGCATGGACCATCTCGTGGACCTGGATGTCAGCAATGCGGGACGTGTCGCCGATGAAGGGAGTGACGAAGATCTCAAACTGGCCGTCCTTCGACGCGGTCGACGCCCAGCATTCACCGATGCGCTTTCCCTTCGCGCCCGTTGACGGGAAGCCGATTGAGAAGCGGATGTTCTCGGGAAGGGGATAACCGACTGCATCGAACTTGTTGCGGCAGCGCTTGGCGAAAGCATTCATCCACTCTTCGCGCGTCTTGAACTGGTATTCCATGTTTGGTCTCCATGTTGCGATTGTGCTACGTTAGCACACCACGAGGAGCGTGTACACGGTCAGTGCATAACATCGTTAACGGCTGGTTTGGCCTTCGCGAGCAACATGGCGCCGAGGAGATTCATCAGCGTCTCGTCGTTTGACATGTTGGCGAGGCCGGCCCGGAACAGCCCATTGAGCGCGCCCTGCGAGATCATCTCGTCACGCTTCGGGTAGGCTCTTGTGCTCATGGATAAGATGCGCTTAGCAAGTTCAGCTTGCACGACTTCACGTTCGCCTTCTTCGCACACCATCATTGCGAGGTTGAAGACCGCGTCAATCGCGTGGTTGAGGACCGCCGCACGTTCAGCAGCATCCTCGGTCTGAGCGTGAAGGTACACCATGATCGCGCCCATGATCGTGTGGTCACGTTGCTGAAGACGTTCCATGGCTTGGCTGACTTGTTCAGATGTGGTCACGCAAGTTTCCCTGTTTTGCCCGAAGCGGGGTTCTCAAGTACCTCGATGTTTGGCTTGTCCGAGATCGCCCAGTTGAAGTCGATCAAGTCCCAGTCAAGTTCGCCGGTACGACTTGCACGATGCACGCCGAGTATAAATCCTGTCAAGTCGTCCTTTGTGGCGAGTTCGACTTTGTCGCTGATAACGATGCCGTTGAGGGGCGACTTGTTGTTATACTTCTTGACGATTTGCAGGACTGGCATTGACTAGCTCCACGAATATAGCCCCATCTATGCTGCGAGTAACGTGACTGATGCCTAGCTTCTCGAGGGCGGTCCTGGCAATGGGCAACCAGAACTCAGTGATCTCGAAACGCTTTACAGGTTCTCCTGAAGGGAAGTGTTGGAGGATGAACTCCCGTTCAGGTTGGGCGAGTTGAGCGCAACGACTGACACGCCGGCTTCGCTTAGTATTTGCGCTGCTATCCAATGCTCATGCTCGTCCCGGGGTGGAATCGTCGCGTCGTAGACGACCTCCTTGATACCTGCTTGGACGATGTGTTTCGCACAATTTGCGCATGGATGCAAGGTTGAGTACAGTGTTGCACCATCTACAGGCACGCCATAGCGAGCAGACGACATGAGGCAGTTTGCTTCGGCGTGGACGACATAAGTGTACTTGAGCGGTCGCGTCCAGCGCTCCTCGTCCTCATGGATACCTGAAGGGAAGCCATTGTAGCCGACAGCGAGGACGCGTCGATCTTTGACGATGCAGGCGCCGACTTGCGTTGAGTCGTCCTTCGACCGTTCAGCAGCCGAGCGGCAAATCTTCAGATACATTTCGTCCCACGAGATCACTTTGCGCATGTTAGTCGCCTTTCGCCTCATCCCAGTTACCGCCGGTCGATGCCGACGCGAACACCGGGACCTTGAGCGGGATTGCAATAGCCATCATGTGCTTGAGTTCCTCGAAGGCTTCCGCACCTTCAGGAGTCTGTGGCACAGACACGTCGAGTTCGTCATGGACAGTCAGGTGCGGGATGATCGTCTCGAAGATACCTGACTCCCACATGTCGACCATGGACTTCTTCATGAGGTCAGCGGCTGATCCCTGCAGGAGTGAGTTCAGCGCCTTGTGGGTGTAGGCGCGCCGCAAGCTTCCGCCCGGCGACAAACCTTCAGCTTCTTTCTCTGCGAGCCACTGGTAGCACGCTTCCTCGTTACCGACAAACTTGGGTGGCTTTCCACCGCGCTGCTTTGGCCACGCAACGACTTCGTACTCATGAAAGCGGCGCCTACGCCCAAGGATCGTTTTGATGAAACCCACATCGTTCGCTTGCTTGCCTACGCGGTCGTAGAGCTTTCGAAGGAATGGCATGCGAGTGTGGAACTCATTCAGGATTGGTTCGGCTTCACTGATCGACTTGCCGAGGGAGGCCGCCATCTTCGGGACGCCCATGCCATAGACAACGCCGAAGTTGATGTTCTTGGCTTGCTTGCGGTCTGTGCCTGCGATTGCGGCAGCGATCTTGTGGAAGTCGGTCGATGGATCGGTACGGTACGCTTCTGCGGCAGCAAGCGCTGACTTGATCGCTTCATGGTCGTGCTTGTCGTAGTCGTAGAACGTGCTGACTGCATAGTGAACGAGGAAACGAAACTCGATCTGCGACCAGTCGGTGCAGCCCCACAGCATTCCTTCCTCAGGAATAAACAGGCCGCGGCACAACGGTCCAAGCTCAGGATGCCTCGCTGGAATGTTCTGCAGGTTCGGGTAGGACGACGAGAAGCGGCCTGATACTGTACCACCCTCATCCGACTTGAGCTGATTGAACTGGCAAAAGATGCGCCCGTCAATGTGCGAGTTCATCATGTAATTCTGAAGGAACGTACCCTTAATCTTGTCGAGTTCGCGCTGCTCGACAATGAGCTTTGCGATTGGGTGCGTCTGAGCGTTCAACCAATCTTTCGTGAAGGACGGGCGACCAGCAGCAGTCGTTGGGTAGCCAATATCATTCTTGTCGAAAGCATGCTTGATCGACTCTGACGACCATATGTCGATAGGCATACCAGCTTGCATCTCGAGGATCTTCGACGAGTCACGCTGGCGTGTTGTCAAGTTTTCGATTGCGGCTTCAACGCGGTCAATATCGACGCGGACGCCATTCGAGCGCATCCGCAACAGCAGTGGGATCAGCTTCGACTCGAGGACAAACAAATCCCACAAGCCTTGGCGCTCAAGTTCGGGAACCTGAAGGGCGTAGATGTCGAGCGCGAGCGCAATATCCTGGACACAATAGTAGTCAGCGTGTCCTGGGTCAACGAGGTGCATGTTCTCGATGTAGCCTTTACCGTAACCGGCGGTAGCGAGATCGGCTTTTGCCTCACCGAGGTAATCTTTGGCAAGGGCGTTCAGTTTGTATGTGAATCTGTTCTCGTTGAGAAGCGGCTCGGCGATCTGCACGTCCCGGATCTTCGCGCGGTGAAAGATGATCGACGGCTTGTCCTGACGCTGTGCACCGAGCCAGTCAAGATCGTATTGAAGATTTGCGCCTACGAGTTCACCATCGAACTCGGCTACTTCAGATTTGAATCTGTCCCAGAATTCGAAGTCGATGTTGCGCCCGGTTCGACCGTGCTTGATCGGATAATACTTGATGTTTGAACGAGGACCGACGCCAACGCCGACAATGAAACCTTTCGGGCGCCGAGCGCCAGGGCCAAGTGTAGTGAGATCAGGATCCCACGTTTCAATGTCGAGGCCGATACGAGGCAGGCTCAGGATCGAGTCGTAACGCTTCGGCGGCTCGTAACCATCCTTGACCGGAACATTCGGATTGAATGAAGCCTTGCCTTCACGTTCAGGACGCTGCCGCATAATGCGGTCATCGTCAGGAGCCCATAGGTTCTCGATGTTGTCGAATGTTGCCATTACTACTCAAGGCTCAGGTGCTTGTGAACCTGCACGCCGCCGATGTAGCCATGCTCGAGGCATGACTTCGCGACAGCCGCATAGTTGAGCTTGTTCTTCTCCTCGTCGTACTCGTCGCATGGCTGGAGATAGACGCGAGCACCTTCAGGTGGACGCTCGAGGGCGCCGCCACCGATCTCACCATTCTTCAAGCGCTGGAAGTTGCCGATGGGCAATCCGTCATCTGCGACTTCGCCGGCCTTCACCACGTACTTCCAGACCGCGAGCGGGACGCCCGTGGGTCCTACGAAAGTGTGAAGGTTCTTGAACTTCGGATGGACGCGACCATTCTTCGGCGAGACGACCGTGTACACGTGTTTTCCCATCACGCAAACGTCCTGCCAGTACGTGCCGGCAGTTTCGATTTGAACCATGAAGCCGGCTGCGTTCAGCAAGGCGCACAGTTCGGTCAAGTCTTGGCGAAGGGGCTCGCCGCCCGTGATGACAACCAGGCGCGCTCGGCCTTGTATGGCCTTCACGTTCGAGACGATTTGCTCGGGATAGCAGTAAGGGTCATTGTCATCATCCCACTTCGTGTCGCAGAACCAGCAACGAAGATTGCAGCCTGACAGCCGAACGAAGACGGCGGGGTAGCCGGAGAACGGCCCCTCGCCCTGGAGTGTGTAGAAGATCTCGTGAACTTGCAGTTGGCCTTCCTTCACGTCATTGTTGCCGCGAGGGCGATTCTGTCCGAACATCAGTTCACCCAGCGTCCTTTCGCGAGACGGCGGTCGTTGTAGAGCGCCTTCTTCAGAACCTTGCGGTCCATGCCGCGGTGCAGCATGACCGGAACCTTCAGCAGCTTCTTCAGCGAGTCTGGGTTCTCGGGATCGCGCAGAACATAAGTCTGCTGCATGTGCTGCTTGCCGTTGACGATGTGCGGTTCATGCCGCGAGGCGACGATAGGCGTTGCAGCCTCGTAGACGCGGCCGGTGTGGTGAATGTTGCCAGGACGCGCCGGCGGGTTTGGAAAGTGTGCCCGCTTGAGCTGATGAAGGGTCTCGAGGACGCTCGGATCGAGCATCGAGTCCTTCTCTTCGAGGCGTGCCTTGACGAAGGCCGGCGACATGATCGCCGCCATCTGCGAGGCGGATGACTTCAGGACTGTTGACGGTCGCATGCTTTCTTTCTCCTGAGAATGAGGCCGCGGATGTGCGGACCTTTGAACGAGGACGGGCTTTCGTTTGTGGTGTCAATGTCGAGGTGAGTCGCGTTCTCAAACACCATGTTAATCGCTTTTGCAGTCCATACCGACTCAGTTTCGAGAAGTGTCTCGCCTTCAACGTTCACGTCGCCGCCGGACACCTCAGCTTTCACGCCATCGCGCGACAACTCGATGACTTCTGCTTTCGACAAGAAGGCCTGAGCAAAAGCTTGCCGTAGCTCAGCCGTGATCTCGGTCTGCGGCGGCCGGTACATGTTCGCCATGATCTTCGGGATGTTCTCGAGGTTCTCCTTCGCAATGCGCTGGATTTGCAGCCATGAGCCATCTTCGAAGCGAAGCACGAGCGCATTGTCGGTCACGTCGATCTTGGTCACGCGCTCCTTACGCTTCAGCACGTAGTCGACTGCGCGGAAATTCAACAGGAACTCGCCGCCCAGGTCGTAGTCGTACTCAGCGACAATCGACCCGTTGGTCGCGCGTGACTTGCCGCCACCAAAGGAGACACCGCACTGCCACAAGTAGATGTGGCTGAGCCCTGCGAAAGGTTGCAGCGTCCTGAGGACGTTCTTGAACTGCTCGTCAACGACGACCGAGGTCGTGGGTTCAGGTGGCACGCCTTCGATGCTTTTCTCAAGCAAAGGCAGACGTGACTTCGACTTGCCTTGCGTCAGCACGAGGCTCTTGTCGGTTATCTTCACCGTTGGCGTTGGCGACACGCTCAGGAACTTGTCTAGCGCGAACGCCGACACGTTGAAGTCGGGCAAGTCAGTCGGGACCGCGGCCATCATGTGACCGTTGGTCCCGTACATCATGCCGTCCTTGACTGTGACGATTGAGTACTTCTCGTTGCTCAAGTCAATCGCTGACTTGACCTTAGCGAATGTGTCCTGCATCCTCGAGCTTCCAAAGGACCTCGGCACACGCTTTCGCGTCTACCAGAGCGTCATGCGCGCCGTCGAACCCAGAAGGGTCAACGAGGTGGCGGTATGCCTCGTCTAGCGTCGGCCATTTGAACTTGCCGGCGAACTTGCCTGGCAGTTTCAGAACGTTCTCGCTGGCCTTCATAGTACAAACTCGGTGCGGGACTTGCAAGGAGTCGATTGGGAAGCCACTACGCAAGTAAGTATTGGCCATGATGCGAGAGTCGAAATCCATGTTGTGGGCGACGAGGCGGTCGGTGTTGCGGATCAGCGAGTTGAAGATCGCGGCAATGGCTTTCAGTGATAGGCCGGTCGCCTCGACCATATCGTTGCTGATGCCGTGAATCTTTGAAGCCTCGTCCGGAATCATGACGCGGTTGCCGGTCGCGTCGATTGGGTTGCATAGTAGGTTGATCGCGCCTACGAGTTTCCGGTCCTGATACTGCAAGGCTGCAAGTTGCACGATGTAGGGCTGGGATGGGGCGTCGACTTGCTTCTTCCAATCGAGCACGCCAGTTGTCTCAGTGTCGAATATCAGTGTTCTCACTTGTCATCTCCTTGGATGGGTGCAGGATACCTGCATGATACGCGACGATCTCCTTGTCAGTCATCTTCCTGAAGTCGTCAACGTCATAGGTTGCGTTGAAGTATCCGATCCACCCTTGAGCATTCTCGGCGATGTAGTTGGCGATTAGTTCGTCCTTCAAGACCCTATACTCAGGAGTCGACACGATGACCACCTGACCGGCGTCGTCTGACGTTAGATAGAAGGTGAACTTGACTCGAACACTCTCTGGCAGATCCATGCCGTAATGTACGACCTGCCTATCCATATTCTCAACCGTCAAACAAGGTGTCTTGCCAGGTCTCCTGACCGCGCGCCATCCTTATCGTCTGAGCGGCTCTTGCCGCGTCGAAGAACTTCGACAGCTCGCCCATGCAGATAAGCGACCGGATACGGCCTGACGTCTCGGCTTCTTGGTAGGTGAAGCCGTAGGACTCGATTATCTTTGTGAAATGATCACGATCCGCACGATTGATAAGGTGAGCATCTTTCATAGCTTGTTTGCCGCCTTCGAGGGCGACGAAGAAGTTACGGTAGCGCGGCGTCCCGTCAGGCATCGGATCATAGAAGTCGACCTTGCCGGCCATGCCTCCATGCAGAACCCAGGCCGCGGAATCGACGCTGAACCAAGGCACATCGCGGATCATCGCGTTACCAGTCGTCGCGAGGCCGTGGGTGCGTTTCTTCGGGTCGATAGCGAACACGCGCTGGTGCATCTGAATTGACCAGTCGTGACGTGACGCTTCGTGGACGTCGTTTCGCGGCGACAAGCAGATGTACTCGGCTTGATCGCAGACGATCTTCAGGCGGTGAGGAGCAATGACTTCTTCATCCTGGTGGAACACCGGCAGGATGCGCTTGCCGAAACGCTTGATGAGAATCTCGAAGTTGATGTCTGAACGTTCAAAACCAGCGAGGATCTCATCACTCGTCGCAGTTCGGCCACGCTCGCCTGGGATGACGTCCAAGTTGACGCAAGTGATCTCGTCGAACTTGCCTTCAACGCGCTTAAGGATGCTATCGTAAGTGCGAGTGACCTCCTCGACCGTTGTTGGTTGTCCAGCGTTCCACGCGGTGAACGCGCCAGAGTCAAGCAACAAGGTGCGTGGGTACTTGCGCACCGAGCGGTCGGGAGGTAGGGCATCTACCCACTTGCTGACTGCCTTGTAGTAATCACCGTGGAGCGAAAACAGACGATGATCACAAATTGAATCTTCGAAGTGTTGGTACTGATCGTTGCGTGGTGTACCAGAATGGTAAAATCTCATTGTTCCCTCACGCACTTAGTGACCTGCATAGGCCGCATCTTTCTTGCTGAGTGAGTGAAGCGGCTCTCTGTAACGGACGCGCTGGTTCATCATTGATGCGATGATCTCAGCCGTCACATGTTCAGGACAGATGGCAATCTTCTCACCTGTTGAACGGTCCATAACGGTTGAGCCATTTGCCGAACCTCTTAATTGCGTGTTGCGTTCGACGAAGAAGCGAGGGGCCATAATTCTGTCTCCAATGCTTGAGGGCGAACTCAAGTGTCGAATGATCGACTAAAGCTGTCTGCCATACCATAACACCGCCGCCGATTTCGTCCGACCAATATTCCAGCGCGTTGACTGATGGGTCGGTGTACATGAAAAGACCATAGCCGTTAGGCATCTCGATCCAGCCATGGTAAAGAAGTCGCCGACCTTGCTCGACGACTTCCTTCGGTGGGTCGTAGTGTTCAGGCATTGAAGTCCGGCGCCCACCATTCGATGCGCGGGACAATCGAGATGCCGCCGCGAGGCGTGAAGTTGCCCTGGACGTGCAGATACAGCGGGTCGAGGGCGTCGTGCAGGTCGTTGAAGATCTTGGTGACGCAAGCCTCGTGGAACTCGGCCGTTGTGCGGAACGAGAACAGATACAGCTTCCACGACTTCGATTCCAGCATCTTGTCACGCGGCTGGTACTCGACGTAGATGTCTGCGAAGTCCGGCTGGCCGGTCAGTGGGCACAGCGACGTGAACTCCTTGACAGGCTGCGGCAGCTTGACAATGGGAGAGGCGCCCTTGACCTTGATGTTCTTGTAGACGGACGGGAACGTCTCGAGGATGCTCGAGTCGGCTTGCGTCAAGTTGTACTCGGTCGACTTGCCAAGAGCCTTGAGGTCCTTGGTCTGCGACATCTTCTCGGCCTGCTCGCGCGTCATGGGACGATCTTCGAAGCCGGTCGAGTAGTAGAAGTGTGGAGGAAGTGATGCCATCAGATATCTCCTTTGCTTGTCATAGCGATCAGATTCATGAGTTCAGCGCGGGCACTAGGTTCCTTCTTCATGCACCCACGAAGGGCGCTCGTGGTCGTCACGATGCCACGCCTCTTGATGCCGCGCGACTCCATGCACATGTGCCGACACTGAAGCACAACGCCGACGCCCTTCGGCGCGAGGTGCTCCTGCAATGCGTCAGCGATCTGTGTTGTCAATCGCTCTTGCACCTGTAGGCGGTGTGCGAAGATGTCGACCACACGAGACAGTTTCGACAAGCCAACAACGCGCCCATTTGGAATGTAGGCGATGTGGGCGATGCCAAAGATGTCAGCCATGTGATGCTCGCACTTTGAGTTGATCGGGATGTCTGTCTCGAGGACCATTTCATCCGAACCTTCAGCGCCATCTTCGAAGGTTTTCAAGACGGCCGCAGGATCTTGTCCGTAGCCGTCGAACCAGTGTTCAAAAGCCTTAACAACTCGACTTGGAGTCTCCTTGAGGCCTTCACGGGTAACATCGTCTCCCGTCATTGACAGGAGACGCTCAATCACTGCTTCCTTGTCCGAGAAAATCACGACGCGGCGGCCTCCTTCGCGACGATCCGCAGGAAGTCATAGTTGGCGGTGCCGGGCGCATCCATCACGCCTTCCTCGACGGCGCGGAGGACAAGCGGATCAGGCAGGCCGGCTTCGAAGAAGCCCTTTGCGCGGAGCAATGTTGCGTGATCGTGGCCGGTCGGTGGGTACTTGCCATCGTAGGCCGTGTGGGAGTACGCGAGGGCGTCCCAGCACGTCGAACCGTTCGGCGCAGGCGCCAGCGATGCGGCCAGCTTGACCGATGCGGCCTTCGTGAGGAACATCAGTGGGGTCTCGATGCGCAAGGGCCCAGGCGCACCGTCAACGCCGTTGTGGGAACCACGTGTACACGCTTGCTGCAGCGAGTCGATGAAGGAGCGCCGGCAGTCAGGATAGCCGCCGAAGTCTTCCTGGCAGACGCCAGTCACGAGAACGTTGATGCCTGCGACATAGGCGCGGTTCGCGGCCACGGTGAGGAAGAGCTGGTTGCGATATGGGACGAAGGTCTTCTCGAGGCCGCCGGGCAGGGAGTTCATGTCACTGTACTGGTCGAGTTCATTGCTCGACACAAGCGGCGATGTGCCAGCGAGGATGGGTCCGAGTTCGATCACCTCGGTCGTGACGCCGGCCTTCTCGGCGATCAGTCGGGCGGCGTCGATCTCGATCTTGTGACGCTGACCGTAGTCGAACGTGACGCACTGGACATCATAGCCTTGGGCAAGCGCCCAGTACAGGCATGTCGTTGAATCCTGGCCGCCCGAAAGGACGACGAGGGCCTTTTCTTTCTTCATGGTTTTCTCTCCTGGTTCACCATTACAGTTGATTGAGGAGCCTTGCACTCCTCCGGCCGATTGGCGTCGACTCGTCTCACTCAGGCAGTCCGTTTCACTGTGCTACTTCATCGCCTACAGGTGCACCTGGACACAGTATAGTGAGCTGACCGGACCTCCGTTGCTGACTAGGTCAGCAATTCTTACCCATGCCGCCCTTCTTCTTGCCAGCGCCCGGCTTGGTTGTTGTCTTCTTGCTCGCGATAGGTTTGTTGCTCTTTGCCATTGGATCCTCCTGAGTGGCTTGTGGTTGTACTTCGCGGTCAGCATAATCGTCATCGAACATTTGCTCAACCGCAGCCATCAAGAAGCGCCAGATCACTTGCCGATGTGCGGCAACGGTGCGGTGACGCCCTCCGGGTAGTTGAGCGAGTAGCGGAACACGCCTTCAACCTTCTTCTTGATGATGCCATATCCGCCCTTGCCACGGACATCGGTGTGCAGGGCTGACGTGATCGACGACTCCTGCCAGTTCGGGACGATCTTCTTCAAGTCGTCGATTGTGACGCCGCCGGGCGTTGCGAGGGCGTCGACCAGCTTCGCCGTGCAGCCAGAAGCGCGCAACGGTACGAGTTTCATGGGCGACGTTTCCCACTCCTCGTCACGTGACAAGCGCTTGGTCGATTGCTTGGGAGCGGAAGGCGCTACAAGGGCGGCCTTCGGCGGCGGGTAATGCTTGTCAGAGGACGAAGGAGTCAAGTCATACGGCTTCGCTGCCTTCGGCAAACCGTCAAACACGAGACGGGCGAGTTCGCGCTTCGAACGTTCGCCGGGCAGGAGGCCACCCTCCTTGCCATGGATGCGGTTGTTGAGGGCGCACATTTCTTCACGCGTGAGCGAAGTCATCGCGAGGTCGTTGGCGTTGTTGACCTGCCAGCCCATTACCGAGACTGACATGTAGTCGGCTTCGTTGAAGGACTTGACTTGTTCCGGCGTCGCCTGGAACACTTCAACCGAGCGGTCAGAAACGTCTTTCACAATCAAAAGCGGCACGAGTAGAACTCCATGTTTGACGTTGACAGTGAAACGTTAGTTCAGCCGACCGAGATATTGCAACCGCAGTTCACACTATCGTTAACAGGTGGGAACCATGTCGCGCTGTTCTTGTCGTGCTCCCAGACTTTGCAGGACACGAGGCGAACGCGCGGCTTGTAACCTGCGTCCCGCAACCATCCGTCTGCAATATCGCCGAGCATCTCGGCCAGCTTTTCGCAGCCGGTGGCCTCGACCCGCACCATGTCGATCATGCCGAGATCGTGCATCGCTTGGAAGTCTTTGAAGCGCGGATCGTCGAACGCGACGAGGGTCTTGTGGTCGAGGTTGTCGGTGAGGATCTGCTTGAACGACTTCAGGCTGCCAAAGTCGACAACCCAGTTGCGAATGTCCAGGTCCTCGGCCTCGAACGTCAACTCGATGCCAAGCGCGTACCCGTGAAGGTACTTGCAGTGTGATTCGGCGCGCCATTGGCGAAACGTGCAGGACAGACCATCTTCAGGCGTCCAGGCCTTAGTCGAGCGGAACATGTGCGAACTCCTTTGCTGCGTTGGTGAAGTGACGGTATGCCGAGTGCGCGTCGTACCACTTGACGACAATGCCGAGTGGCTTCGCGTCGCCAATGCCCCAGTCGAGTGGGGCGGTAGCCATGCACTGGTCGCGCTCGTCGGCGAGGATGCGCCAGTCGAGTTCCTTGACGTAGTCAGGATCAGGCCAGTCGAGATCGAACTTCTTGGCGATTGCTTCTGCAACACGCAACTCGTGCTGCTTGAAGTCAGGCATGAGGGCCTTCCATGGCGAGATCATGTCCTGCATAACGCCTTCACGGGCATCGTGCATGAGCAAGTTCCAGCGCTGACGCTTGGTTAGATAGCCTTTCTCGAACTGCCGATGGCGCGCCACGTGTACACAATGCTCAGCCACCGAGTAGTGGCCAAAGCCTTTCGTGTGGCCGGCGTACCGCGCCTGCTTCGAGAGCGAGATCGCAATGTCTTCGAACGAGATGTCTGGGTTCTCAAGGTCTACCGCCTTGCCGGTCGATGTTTGCATCCAGTGTTTCATATTGGCATCCTATAAGCTTTTGCTGAGCGTGGGTCTATGATATGCAGGTTCTCTCTTGCGCGTGAAGCGCCAACGTAGAACACTCGAGATTCCGTTGAAGGATTCTTCACGAGTGATCTATACGCAGCAGCGGACATGTCGGTGTAAAGAGCGACCGAGTCCGCCTCACCGCCTTTGACGGTGTGAATTGTTGCGACCGTGATCCGCGGTGGCTTGATCAGCGACTCACCACGTTTCTTGATCGCACGAAAATACTCACGCTCGGACGTAGGCATCAAGAGTGCATCCATCCAATCAGGATAGGTTGTCAATCCTAGCGCGGTGAAGTCATTCATGGTCACGACCTGACCGCCCTTGAACTTCGAGTTTGTCTTGAGCAGAGTGTCAGGCAGACGCGACAAGACGAGGTTTGCGTCATCAGACGAGATTTCGAGATTCTTTCGAAGCCGTTCCCAAGCGATAAGTGCGCGGCACGATGGTGTGTCGGTCGACGAGAGCCCGTTTGAGTAATACGGGAAACCTTCCTCGCGTAGATGCGCTCTCGGAATGTTCAAGAGGTAGTTGGTGCTAGCAAGCACGAGCCACGAACCTGTTTCGAAGTTCAATCGACTGATCTTCGGAACGAGCTCTACTGTCCCACCTTCTTTGTTGTAGGTGAATTCTTTGGTGAACCGCTGCTCGATCCTGTCAGCAATTCGACGGACAAGACCGTGTATGGTGGAAGGCAGACGAAAGGACTTAGGTAGGACCCGTGTCTCCGCACGGATGGCGAGAAAGTGTGAAACATCAGCTCCAGCCCACTCGAAGATCGCTTGGTCATCATCGCCCGCGATAATGACCTCGTCCGCGTTAGCACAAAGTATCTCAGCCATCTTCCACTGCAACGGCGAAAGGTCTTGAGCCTCATCAATAATGAGTAGATCGAAGTGAGGCGAGTCGTTGCGCTCGACGAAGCGCTCGATGAGGTCGGTGAAGTCGTGCTTCTTGTTGTGAGCCTTCCACTTGTTGTAGTGGTCTGCGACCCATTTCGTTCGCTCGTAGTTGATGTTGCTCTCATAGCATTGCTCCTCGAGTGAGACGCACTTCAAGCGTGATAACGCGTAGGTGTCGAGTTCGGCTTGCGCTGTGAGAACGATCTCGTCGTGAGGCTGATCCGGCACGTTGATCGTAAGGCCGCACCAATCTCCAAACTCTTTCATGTCTCGAGACGTCATCATTTCTTGAGGCGTGAAGCCGCCCACAGCGAAAGCCATCGAGTGCAGCGTGCGGAAATGTGGTAAATCCTCGACGGCGATTGAGAACCGCTTCGATGCGCGGTCGCGCGCTTCGTCAGCAGCCTTTCGCGTAAAGGCCACAAAACCGATTGAGTATGGTTCAACGCCGCGTTCCAAAGCAAGGTTCACCTCACCGAGAAGCGCTGTTGTTTTACCGCACCCCGGTCCACCGAGGATTAGTTTCGTCATCAGAATGGGCTCTCTTCCGCAATCTCAATCTCTGCGCGCTCCTGCTTTTCGATTGCCTCGATTGGGACGCGCCACACGCGAATGTAATTCTTGCCGACGCGTTTTGTTACATCGGTGCTCACCTTGAGGTCAAGTTCTTTCTCGAGTTCCTCGCGCACCACACGCGAGTCAAAGTTCTTGATCAGACCCTCACTTGTCGCCCAGCGCCTGAACCCGTCAGGCATGAACTCGTAGAAGCCGAGCTTGACGTTCTTGTAGGCCTTCTTGTCTTTCGCCATGTCCTCGATAGTCTTCGCCTTGCGCTCGTTGACGTAGCTGAAGAGCGCCGCGACAACGTCCGAACCTTCGTAAGGAGGTTCAATGACTTCAATGTGCTCGAGGTGCTTGTGCAGGAAGTCGTTCCATTGTTTCGCGGTCAGGTCGGGAACGTGGATGGTCGTATAGTCGAGAACCCTCGCCTGAAACTTCTTGAAGTTCATCAGATCGTCAGATGTCTTGATGATGACTCGCTTACCTCCCACGTCGCAGAAGTACTGCGGCGGGTTTGTGTTGTACTGCACGAAGTTTTCAATCGAGACGTCGAAGTCGCCTCGATTGTCTGAACCGACACCATACTTGCGCTTCTTGCAGACGGTCTTCTGGCAGAACTCTGACAACGGGAATTGACTGCACTGGTACCCATACTCCTTCTCTGTCTGGCGAAGGACGGTCTTCTTGAGCTCGTCTTCAGGCAAGCCGAATGCTGGGACGTTGATGACCTCGGTAGCGTCTTCAGCGGCCTTCTTCGTCCGAGAGTGGTCAATGGTCAGTGTGTAACCGCCTGTGTTGATGTTTGCGACAATCGACCGCGCCTTCGGGCCGTCATGCTTGCGCTTCAAGTAGGTCGCAATGTTGAAAAGGGCGATGTTGCGCGTTCCCGACAGGTCGAGTTCGCCTGACGAGAAGTTGCGAAGAATTGTTTGAAGGCACGGCGGTCCATCGTTGAAGTCATGGGCCGACGCGCCTTTATCACGAGACGTCACTTTGAGCGCGCCTTCGGTGATGTAGTTCAAATCTGGGTTTGTGTTTTTCGCAACCTTCAGGAACTCGTCGAGTTCGAGCGTGCGCATCTCGGTCCCGTCATTGTTCCACAGCACGGCCTTGCACGTGTTGCCGAAGTACGGGAGATTGATCCAATTACCAACGTCATCCTTGTTGGCACGACCTGATTGCTTCGGGAACACCTCGCAACGAGAATGCCCGAGCTCTCCGGCCCAGTGTTTCATGACTTTGATGATGTCTGCTGCTGGCGCGGGAGGATCGGTGAACATCCACACGTGGATACCACCCGACTTCGACGAGGTGCAGATCAAAGGTAGCTTCATGATGCGCTTCGAGAAGTCGGCAATCGTAACGTCGCCGTTGTAGATGTCAATGTCGAGCGCTGAAAAAGATACGGTGTTGTCCTCGCGCAATGGAACAATGCCCACGCGCTCGCGACCTTCGAGGTGACGCCTGAAGTCGCTTTCGTTTGGTGGCCGGTATTCGGTGTTGACTGTACCTTTGGTCTTACCTTTGGTCTCGTCTACACCCGTTACAACAAAACGACCGAACCGATTTGGGTATCCGCGAAACAGGCCCATGAAAGCATGGACCTGCTCGCCGGTAACAGTCACTTCAGTCATGATCAGAAGGGCACTTCCTCGTCATCCATTCCCTTGCCGCCGGGAGCAGCCGAGGCGCCCTCGGACTGCTGCTGCGAATAGTCGACTTTGTGGACGCCGGCATTCATCGCGTCAGCGAACTCGCGTGCCGCAGAGAACACTGGGCCCTTGGGGTTGAGGAAGCCGACACGCTCGAAGTCCCAGACGAACCACTTGCCTTGGTCATTCGAGCGCATGAGCGTGCTCGCGTTGATCAGGTGCGCGAAGCGCAGCGGCACGAGGCCCTTCTTCGTTTTGATCGGGTTGTTCTTGATCAAGGCGTTGAGGTTCTTCGACGACTTGATCTGCGTCGAAGTCATCGTGGCGACAGCCGGTTCAATGATCTCGCCGCGGACGATGCCAAAGACGTGGGTGTGGGTGATGTTGAGCTGGTTGCCCGGCTTGCCCATCTCGGAACCCTGCTGAATGATGTCCAGGTTCTGCTCGTTGCGAGAGATCTTGAACTTGTCCTTCAGGTCGTAAGCGTACTCCTTGACGAAGCCGCCGCCCTGGGCGCGCGTGATCCATTCGATCACCGACGACTTGTAGGTGATCGGGATGATCTGGAGCGGCACCTTGCGGACGTCCATCAGTTCACCGGTGACGGTGTTGTAGAGCATGCCGGCCTTGGCCGCTTCGTTGTAGAGCGGATCGCCTTCGACACACTGCGGCGACAGGGACTGCAGAACCTGCAGGAATGGAATGGCCACATCGTCTTGGGTAAGAGTCTCCTCGTACCCTGACATGTCCATTTCTTGGAATTCGGCCGGGAGCGCGGTGCTCGCCGGCACAAGTGCGTTGGTCATGTGTTTCTCCTTACTGGGCCACCTTGGCCCTGGTTACTTTGTGCGCGCCGAAGAAGGCGAGGTCAATCGGCTTGTCAGAAGTGAGCATGGTCTTGACCCACTTCTTGTAGGTCTGCGGCGCGATTGTCTCGCTCCGTTCGACCTCGAGGCCCATCTCTTTCGCTTGCGCTTCGATCTGAGCCGCCGCGTTGTCCTTGCCTTTGTCGAGCATGATGGACAACTCGTTCTTGATCAGATCACCGCCACCACGTTCGCGCACCGCGGTGAGGATCTCGTTCTTCCGCACGGCCGGGATGGACGTGTAGAGGTCTTCTGTGATCTCGATCTTGCGCCCGTCTTTGAGACCGAAAAATTTCATGCCGGCGCGGTCGAGCAATTCGGGCAGCTCCTGTTCGGAGATCTTGCGCAATGCCGCGGCGGTCGTCTTCTGCAATTGCTCGAGGCGCGACACTTCGCCTTCGAGGCGAAGCATTTCCTCGGCTTTCGCCGTGATAAGATTGAGGTCGACTGCTTCCTTCTCGGTTGAGTCGAGATCGAGGTCTTCGAAGTCGTTGGGGTTCATTTGGGTTTCCTGTGTTTCAGCCACTCCCGCACAACATACGCGAGGAATGAGAAATAAATCAAGGCACCACCTAGTGCGACTGCTTCACTCATTGTCAACCTTGATCACGCGGTACTGACCATCGTCGCTATCTTTGTACCGATCCCACCGAAGAAATTTGGTGCGGCCTTCGAGGAACTTATCGGCGATCATCGCGACGATTGCAAGAGCAATCGCGTCACCGCCGCAGTACAGTATGTAGTCGTCCTCGGTTAGATCGTCGAGAACGTCTGATGCGTGCTTCAATGCGGCGCTCGCGTCTTTCGACGGCTTTGGCCACTTGTTCGCGTCGAAGATGATGACGACCTCGCCGTACGTCTCGGCTTTCGAGTAATCGAGGATCTCGCCTCTGTTGTTGACTCGCGGTTCGTTTACCAGATACACTTTTGGCATGCACTACTCCAAGACAAGCCATTTCGGAAGCTCGCTGCCTTGAATGACGGCAGCCATGTCCATTTGCTTCCGAAAGGTCTCAATCTGCTTTTCATCTTGTGACCCGTTCGCAATGAAGTCGACGTAGGTCACGGGTTCAGTTTGGCCGATGCGGTGCGGGCGTCCTTCTGACTGCTCCCGATGCACTCGACGGGTTGAGTTCGCATAGTACAGCGCATAGGTCGCTGCCGTCAATGTCAAACCTGTTCCAGCAGCGGCCGGATTGGCCAGGAACCATCTGACATTGGGATCGTGCTGGAACGTGTACACGTTCGCTTCGCGCTCGTTATCTGGTGTGTCGCCCCAGTATTCGACAAGCCCACCACCGAACTTAGTCAATGTGTCGCGAAGCAACAATATGCTTTCTCGGAACGGCGCCCAGATCAGCGCTTTCTTGTTCGGCGGGATTTGCTGCAGGACGTTGACGAGCGAGTCCATGCGCGGGTTAACGTCGAAGTGATGAACCGCCCCATCGTCTGCTATAAAGTAGCCTTGCGTGATCTGGTTCAGACGGATGCGCAACTTGAGCGACGCTTCAGCGGTCAACGGCTGATCCTTGAACTCAGCCATCTTGTCCTTGACGAGTTTGTTGTAGATCTTGCGCTGCTCGTCTGTCAGGTCGAAGTACTCGGGCGCATACAATTGCTCGGGCAGGTTCAACACCGACTTGTCGTAGCGCGTCACCCACGGCGTAATCTTCGCGTTGAGTTCCTCAAGGTTCTTGTACCCGACAACGGTCTTGACCGGCTTGTCCTCCATCTGCTGCGTCTTCTTGTTGAAACGCTGATAGGTGATGCCGGGCATCTCTTTCTCAATCGAGTACCGCGCCTTGTACTGGTAGTAGTTCATGTTCCAGAACCCAGGCCGCATGATCTCGAACTGAGACCAAAGCTGCAACGGCGTCGAAGGAATGAGCGTGCCTGTCAGGATCATCCTGAACTTTGCGAGCGGCGCAATCTTCATGAGCGCCTTCGTGCGCTGCGCGTCGTGGCCAGACACTTCGTGCGACTCGTCAACGACAATCTGAACCTTGCGCATGGTGAGCATGCGGTGCACAAAGGCGAGGCCAGCCTTGCGCCACATCGAGTCGAAGTTGATGGTCGCGACGATCAAGCCGTCATGAGCGAGGAGCTTGTCTTGCTTCGTCGGCGAGATTGGCCACGCCTTCGCCTCGCAAGGAATGGTCATGTGCTCTTTCAAGTCTTTCGAGATCCACTTCTTGTGGACGCCTTTCAACGTGATGACGAGCACCGCGTTGATCTGGCGATTGATGAACCGCTCCATCGCAATGTCAATTGCTGTCTTTGACTTGCCAAGGCCGACTTCCCAGATCAATCCGAAGTCACCCATCTCGCGAATCTTTGGCTTCGTCTCGTCCTGGTGGTCGTAGTCCGGGATCGCGAGGGACAGCGTATAGTCGTGGTTGATGCCGCGGGTCTTCACGTCCTTCGTGTCGATCACGATGTTATTCAGACCGCCGAAGAACTCCATGACTTGCGGCGTCGGTTTGAAGAAGACGCGGTCGCCAACAAGGTTGACGTCCGTCAGGAGCTTCTTTTCGAGCCACTGCCGCTGCTTGAGGTTCGCGCCGTCGAGGACGCAGAACCCTTTATCGGCGTCCGTTATCTTCACTTGGGAACGATCATCGGAACGCCGAAGTCCCCATTGACCTTCTTGAGGTCTTCAAAGAAGATTGCGTAGCGCGGCTGGACGAGGTCGAACAATTGTGCGTCGAGGCGGCGAATCTCGAGATCTGCGGCCTGCTGCCCACGCATCTTGAACACGTGGCGCAGGATCCTGATGTTGGCCGTCCATGTGAGGCGCGTCTCGGCCGCGTTTGATAGGACGCTGCGAGCGGCTTCGGCGAGGCGTTTGTGCTCGATTGTCGAGGCGGGGCCTGCGGTCGCAAGCGAACCGTTCATGAGTTCGATGTAGGCCGCACGTGTCGCTTCGACCGACGACTCCCAGAACTTGATCTTCGGATGGTTCAAGTCGTGCTGGCACAACCACAAGTAAAGTGGCGGCACGACGAAGTTGATGTCTTTCGCATTGACGTAGCGCTGCGACTCCTGGCTGATTGCGATGCCTGGGCGATGGCGAAGCAACTCATGCGTCAACGTGCGCGAAACGCCGCCGATGGCAAAGTTGATCGACACGTGCTCGAGAACAGATTCGTGGCCCTGCTCGATCAGATTGCGGATGTAGTCCTCGGTGCCGCGGCCTTTGTTCCATGACCGATAGCAATGCCGTCCTGCGAACTCGATCAGGTTTTCTGGATCGAGGATGCCGCCGAGGTTACCGAGCGGCGTATCATCGTCCATGAGGACGGGCGTCAGGCCGTAGTCGGCGGCCCAGCCATCGACTGGCTGCATTTCGGTCGAACCGATGATGTGGGTCTTTGGTGCGGTGAGTATCATGGTGCCTCCTGTTTCGTTGTCACTGTAGTCCCTCGTCGGGCGGCTGTATAGACGCGCGCTGGTGAGCTGTTCTTAAAATCAGTCCGTAACGCGGTGTGGCGTTGATTTCACTACCGAATTTCGAGTTGTGGCGGTATGTGGTGCTCGACACCGCCACACCTATGCGCTTGTAGTTGCTGACGAATATACCGGTTGTGGCGGTTGTGGCACGCGCATGTGAACGAAAAAATTTTTCAGCTCTCGTGCGCGTCTATGTCAACATGCGGTCGCCCACTCACGTTCCGAGCGAAAATCCCGCAAGCACACCGGTAGAATGAGGCGCACAGCGGTTTCTCGAATGTGGCGGGTGCAACCGCACAGTGTCACTTCTTCACCACGTAGCGCGTTAGCGCTGCGACGATGTTCTCGACTGACTTGCCGCCGATGTACCCGCCGACGCAGACCACTGTCAGGTAGAACATGTTCTCGAGACCCACCTCACCGAACTTCACGGATGGGAGCCAGCCCCACGCGAGAAAGAACGGGTACGCGAAGATCACGAACCAGTAGGAGAAGAAAGAAGTCGTCGCGAGGATCGCGCGCCAGTTGCGCTGCAACCAATCCTGACCAGTCAACTCGGTCTTGATCACGTCGCCTTGCGTCTTGGCGATGTCCGTCATGCCGGCTGCGAGAGCCGTTCCGAGTTGAACCTTCAGTTCCTCCTCGGTGATCTTCTTGTTGAAGTAGGCTTCAAAGACCCCGGTGATGGCTGTGAGCGCACCACCTGATAGCCATTTGAGAATTAGTCCTAACATGTCTATCTCCTACGCCGGATCGGCAGTTACCTCTTCAATCGAGAACCACGTGTTCACTGATGTAGCCACAGACGTTGCATTAGTCGCGGCAACTTCACACTCGAAGTAGTCACTCGCTGTAACTGGGATGATGGCCGACCATCCGTTGATGTTATCTGTTCCAGATGTGTCGGAATCTACTTGTGGTGCACCAATGAAGGATGAACCATTTTTTGTGATGCGAGCAACAAGCTGACCCGTGACACTTGAGTTCTGAATAGAGAACCCGACTCGAACGTAACTCACGCCAGAAGGCACCGTCAACCTCGAAGGGTTGGTCCCGGTGCTATGCCACGCATCTGTGTCAGCAGCCTCACCATCCCAGTCAACCGCTTGAAAGCCACCACCACCAGATATTGAGAAGGTTGATCCCGATCTATGGACAAGTGCGTACTTGAGAGTCGAAGGCAGCTTTTCGATTGAGAACCAATTCTCATCAACTGCATCAACAGTTATCGTTGTAGTTGAGGAGTTGACAACCGCTTCAAAGTAGTCACTGGCTGAAACTGCAATAGGGGCAGACATGATGGTCATACCCTCTGCCCCGACGCCATCCAAGTCTTGCTGAGGCAGACCTCGTGTTCCGAGCGACCCGTTGTGGAATATCGTTCCAAGCGTCTGACCACCAACCGCCGATGTTGGCTTGAAGCTGAATGAGCATCTGACAATATCAACCCCCGAAGGCACTGTCATGCGAGAGTTGTTGGTTGTGTTGTCGTGGTAGGAGTTCAAGTCGTATTCTTCAGCACCCCAATTCATCACCGTGTTACCGCCACCACCTGTCACATTCTGACTCGCAGACTTCTTGGCCAAGGCACCTTCAAAGGTAGTAGGCATCAATTCGAAGCAGGCCCACGAGTTGTCGCTGGTGTTCAAATTGGCAGACGTGCCTGATCCCTCGACCTCGAAGTAGTCGCTGGTTGCAAGAACGACCGGAGCGCTAGCGTACCAGCCATTCTCAGTTCCAGACGTATCGCCTGCGCGAAGGACGCCACTACCAACGAAGGTCGCACCATTCTTGAGGATGCGCCCATCTACCTCGGTATCCCCGTTGAAGTTGGCGGTCATACGACCGTAGCGGCCATTCCACCCGGATGGAATGGTGAACCGGGAATTATTGGTCACGGTGTTGTGGATGCTTTTGGCATCAGCGACCTCTCCGTCTAGCGGAATGACTACAGCCGGGTCAACATCAATCGCTGCTGTATTATACGCGAGTGCGTAGAAACCTGTTAACGCGCCACCAAATTTGAATGGGTCTAGAAGAAAGCTCATGTCGGGTACCCGATAAGGTAGACCTTAAGGCCTGCGCCCGCGACGGTCGAACCGATAGCGTCAATGTCGATTGTGATTTCTGCATCGTCAGCGATTGACGAGTCTGAGATTACTCGAGGCGTTGCGGCTGTGACCGTCGTCTTTTCAGACGCGTCGAAAGTGAGCTTGGTTGACAGGATGGTCGAGCCCGCCTCGTTTACGTCAACAGTCAGCAAAGTGCCACCCGTTGGCGCCGTCGTCACACTTGCCCGGACGTCAGTCAACGTAAAAGCAAACGGCATCCTAAACGTGACTTTAGCAGTCCCGGTTGTCAGCGCGGTCGTTTCGTCAGACACAGCGATTGCGATAACCTGACTCGTCTGAACAACAGGCTTACCATTCGCACGGATGTAGGCGACGCAGTACACGTTATCGCCGTTGTCCTGAATGAAGCACGCGCGGTCGCCGGCAGCAGTCGCGATATTTGCACCGCCTGGCAAGATAAGCGTCGTCCCGTTGTGCGTTAGCGTCAGAGCTCCGTCAAAGATCACCCAAGCGAAACGACCGTCTTTGGCCGTGCTAAAGTCAATGTCAGTAATCGTGGCTGTTCCTGTGACGTGGAAGTACCCACCTTCACCAAAGGATACCGTACCGGCCGACGCAACGTCGGAACCCTTCTCCCACAAGGCCGCAATCGCGTCAGGCGTTGCGCGTGTCGTGGTGTCGGTACCTGTGAGAATCTGCGTTGTGCTAGAGGCCGTGCCGCCGCCCGACACGAGCGCAGTACCATCGGCGCGCATATAAGACACAATGCGCACAGCGTCAGACCCTTCTGACACAACGGTGCAGGTATCGCCTGCAGCGGTTGTGATGTTGGCCCCTGTAGGCAGAATGAGGGTTGTACCGTTGTGAGTCAGCGTCAGAATACCGTCAAAGGTCAGTGTGACTTTGCGTCCGGCCTTGTCCGTCGCGAAGTCAATGTCAGTTATGGTTGCGGTACCCGTTACATGGAAGTGTCCACCTTCGCCAATGCTGATGGTTGCAGCCGAGGCGATGGCTGAACCCTGCTCCCACACGGCCGCAAGCGCGTCCGACGTTACACCTTTTGCGGCATCAGTGCCTGTCAGCACTTCGGTTGTAGAGGCAGCCGTGAACGAGCCTCCAGCGATGGGTGTGCCATCAGCACGTTGATACATGACGCACTTAACGTTGTCTGACGCATCTTGGACAAAGATCGCAGTATCGCCCGCAGCGGTTGTGATGTTGGCGCCGCCAGGCAAGACCAGTGTTGTGCCGTTGTGAGTCAAGGTCAAGATGCCGTCAAAAACGAAAATTGCCGGGCGACCATTCTTGGCCGTCGACCAGTCAATGTCGGTGATTGTGGTCGTGCCTGTGATATGGAAGTACCCGCCTTCACCGACTGAGATTGTTCCAGACGAGGCAATGTCTGAACCTTTTTCCCACAGCGCCGCAAGCGCGTCCGGCGTTACAAACTTGATGACAGACGTGCCAGTTAAGGCCTCAGTTGTCGAAGCGCTGACACCGCTCGACACAGACGCCGACACAAGCGCAAAGATACCAGTCGCCGAGACGTACATCGCGGCGGTCTCGCCAGCCGCCACTGTGATCGTGGTTGCAGACGAGTAGTCTGAGACGACAATATCGACTGATTGCGTGTTGCGCACAACGACAACGCCGCGTTGAACGTTACCGAACTTGAACGAAGGAGTGCCTGATGTAGAACCCGCAAGAACAAAGATTGCGTTCTGCTGTGTCTGAGCAGTTGACGCGGTCTTGAGGCCTTCAGATCCCGTCCAAGTAAACGTCAGTGAAGCGGTGACCGCTGCGTCCAGTGCTCCCACGGCGTCATTGATCGTTGTTTCCTTATCGGTCTGGCCAACCGACAGAGAAGTGATGTTGAGATTCGAGGTCATCTATTATAAGTCCTTGATGTAGACCCGGGTCCAGAACCCTGGGCCGTATCCACTAGCAACGGGCAGATCGGTTTCCTGTTGTATCATGACATCCAGGTAGGCGAAAGCAACAAAATCATCGTATCCGAGATCCGCAATCTGAAGGTTAGCATCCTCGTTTGCCATGATGTAGGAACCCGGCTGAGCGGTAAAAGTAGACATCGAATCTCCCATGTCATCAGGCACTTCGAACTCGTAGAGCTCGGCTGTGCGAATCTGCGCTTCGGTCAACGTCAAAGACGTTGCACCCGTGACTGTGTACTCAACGACTTCATCTTCAACGAGAGTCGCATTCCACGTGCCACCCGAGAACGTCCAAGTGTAATATGGCCAGCGCTTGATCGAAACCTTGTAGTTGTTCGACTCATGCGTACCGAGAGGCGCGGCCTCGATATAAGACTTTAGGTGGTCGAGCGTGCGCGAGCGACGCTTCCACGAGAGACTAATGTCGCCATCCACACCGATGCTGCGCTCAATCTTGTGGCAATGAGGAGGCCAAGGCAACGCGCCGTAACCCGCGGTGAGCAACTGCTTCGTTGGAGCAAGATCAAAGGTTGAGTTGTTGGTGACCGACTTGTAAAGGAAGGTCGTTTCCATTGTGTCGTTGGCGAGGCCGAACGTCGAAATCCAGTCCTCATTAAGCAGGACAAAGCGATCATTTATCTGGTGCGAGTCCATGGCGTACTCAGTGCCATTGTAACCACGCCTGATGCCGGACAGTGTATAAGTCCCGTCTGCATTGTCTGTAACTGTCTGGTACTGGATATACTCCCAACGCCCATCAGCGCCGTATGCTGCGATGTTGTAGCCTTCGCGCAACTGCGCACTGGTCGCGGTGACGAGTTCGTCTGAGTCGCCCCACATCCATTTGACTGTGATCGTGTTGGTGAAGTCGGTCTGCAAGTTGTCGGTCGGTAGTGTCGGTACGGTTGAGACAATACCGACGAACCCAACAAAGATGTTAGCGGCCTGCTGTGTCCAAGTCGTACCTGAGTTTAATGACGTGTACACGGAGCCGCCGATCATTGTCGCGGCACGCGCCTTAGGGCCGATATAGGTGTACATATGGTACTCGTCGCCCACCTCGAGGTCATCAGCCGGACGCAGCAGTGGGCCGTCAATGATGATCGCTTCGACTGCAAACGTGCTCGGGATCGTCTGGTCGTAGCCACCACCTGCATCAGCCTCTATCACGACCGCCTCGTCAGACAAGAACGAGGACGACTGGATGTTGAGCGAGAAGTCGTTGTTGTAAGTGACTTTGACTGCTTTTACCTTGAACGTAAAACCTCGCGCGGTGACCTGCCCAACGTCACCTGGTTCGACCTTGAGAAACTCAGGACCCAAACTGAAGACATGCGACACGCGCGAGTTCCACGAGTACCACAACGTCTTGTAAGCAAGTTCCTTTGCTTCAGCCGCCGTGATCATCAACGGGGTCTCGAACGTGATTTGAGTCGTCGAGTCGTTTGTCGGAATAAACTGCGAGCGGGTTGCGGTCTGCATCGACCAGTTGTAAGACAAGCTCTTGTCAATGTAGCGCACATTGACACGCTGCGGTACAGCGACTTCCTCCTCACGGCGCAACGTGAAGGACGCGCCTTCGCCACTTTCGTCACGCTGCAACGTATCACCATCCTCGACCGTGAAGTCGACTGATGTGTCGCCCTGAGCCTTGCGCTTGAACTTTATCTTACCATCCGACTCCACCATGTCGATCCGGTATAGTGTCAAGATGGGGTTGATGATCGAGCGATAGGTAGTCGTACCAGCGATAATCGCGCCGTCAATCATATCGTCGATCTCGGCATCAATCTCGATGTCTGCTTCCGCGTAACCTGCATACAGCGCCATGCCTAGGATGAAGTCCGACAGCGCCATGCGCTCATCATCAAGACGGTCGTAGTAGAACACCGTCAAAGCTTCATTCTTTGACTCCGATTGGTTTGTGCCGAAGGAGCCGGAGCCTGAGGTGCCACAAGCAACAAGGATCTTCTTTGTGCTGCTGAAAAGCGTGCCGTTACTGTACAGCCTTCCATTAGTCACGGTAAATGTTGTGATCTCACCCGTAGCAAGGTTGATCTCATAAGTGTTGCCACCTGAAGTCGTCTGCCACGCATAGATACCCGCGCTGATTTCATTCATGCGCATCTTCGAATGGTGAATCTGAGGCTTGCCAGCAACTGTAACTGTCCATGCAAGCGACGCGTCGGCGCACATGTACTTTGAGCACGAAGTCGTGCCATGGAAAATGATCAAAGAGTCATCGGACTCTTGGTACAGCATGTGGGTCGGTGTCGAACCGAGAGTCAACCATCCTTCATCAACTTCGAGGCCTGTGGGGTTTGCTGCGGTCCCGCTGCGCTCGAGCATCATGTTGACGGTGTAGCGGTCAATGCGAGCCCCTTGCGCCATGTAGAGGCGCGACTTGCCATATTCAATCAAGCCGTGAGTACCGCAGTTCCACGGACCCTCGGACGGATTGTTACGGTAACCAACCAACTTGGTCGTACCGTTTCGGTCGTGCATGATCATGTACTTGTCATCGCCGTAGAAGCCTTGGACAAGGAAAAACGACTTGCTGCCAGTATAGTCGTAGACATATGTGCCGTAGCACCACTCGGACCTCGGCAGCCGCGCTTGCGCATTGAACTGAGTGATACCGTCAGGTTCGGCAGACGAGTAAGCGGCGTCGAGCAACGTTTGCACAGAGCCAATCCATCTAGCGGCCTCGCCTGTGTATGGAGAGAACCAGCCCAGTGGTCGGCACGCAGACGATCCAGTCTGGGCAGGACACCATACTGACTCAAGCCAGTCGAAGTAGGTGGGAGTGCCTTGCACCAACTCGAGTTGCGTGCTGTTGGCGAGTGCGGCATCAGAATAGTCGCCCGTGATGTTGTCCCAGCCAATACCGACCTGGTTTCCCTGCTGAGCAAGTATCTGCGTGCCATCTTCAATTATGTAGGTACGCATAGCATCGTTGGCTTCAGATATTGTAACAACTTGACCGGAAGAAAAGTCCGCGAGGACGTGGTCCTGCGTTGCATCGCTTTCAACGGTGTCTGGTTGCCAGTTGTTGATTTTGTAGGTCTCAGCCGTCGCGTCGCCAATCTCGATTGAGACCGCAGGAGGACGATTACCAAAGTCCTGAACCGGGAGTTCGTAGATTCGCGCGTACATGAGGCCACGGAACGCAGGCGTCTCGCCGACGCCTTCACGCTCCTCAATGATTGAGTCAACAGGCTGGGTTTCTGAGCCTGAGTAGAACTTGAAGTTGAGTCCCGGAATCGACACCTGACCAGACGAGCGGCGGTCGTACATCAGCGAACCGTCGCCCCACATGCGCAAAATGTCACGCTTGACAGGATCAGTGATGCCTGCGTATCCAAACCCTACCGCAAAAGTCGCGTAGTACAGATACTCGATCAGGGTCTCCTCAGGACCACCCTTACCTTTCTTCTTGCGCTTTTTGACGGTCTCCTTGAGCGGGACCGCCCAAATGATGTTGCCGTAAAGACGCCGCACACCAAACGTGATCGGGATGGGAATGCCATATAGCGAGAACGGAACGTTGAGATCCTTCAGGCGAGGCGCAACGGTCTTCTTGTCACCGTCCGCCTGCACAATCGAGTAGCCTGGGATGTAGCGGTCATCAGGTGGCTCGATGATCTTGAACGAGATCACGTCATTGCCTTCAGGTTTCCAACCTGTATAGTCCATGCCCAACTCAAGACTGGTCATCCAGTTGTAGTCGCCCCGGAAGCGATCCAGGTCCCACTGCTGCCCAAAGTCAAGTTCGACGGCCATTTACGCTAGGTCCTTGTACCTGAACGCACCGATAACTTGGTGCAAGAAGTCATCGAGATGATCTTCGACAACCCGGCCCCGCCTGATTGACGCATGGATTAGTGTCTTGATTCCGTTTTTTGACGCAACAATACCGACATGCTGAGGAAACCTCAACTCGCGGAGGATCAAGACATCTGCATCTTGCAACACATCAAAGGAACCTTCAAGCGGAACCTTAGCTCCGTACTGCATGAAAGGTTCAAGTATTGCTTGCCCGTTCGAGTGACGCGTGTAGGGAACGTCGTCTGGGTACTGGTGCAAGCCAAACTTCTTGCCTACCTCGACGATCAGGCCGACACAGTCTATGCCCAGTCGAGTACGTCCCATGTGGCGCCAGCGCGTTCCTAGATAGGTGCGAGCCTCTTCGATGACCGCCTTAGCGAGTTCAGACTTTCTTGAAGTCGGTTGGGAAGTCGTTGAGGGGAGCATAGGGTTCTCCGCGGAAGTTCGCTGCGTTCGAGAATTTTGTGATGCACGTAGTCAATCGTTTATCACAACCTGGGACCAATTCAAAGGTGTCACCTACCTGGACGTCATATGGCATGCCGAGCGACATGAAGAGCATGTCTTCGGTCCCACTCACTGCGTACTGGTTCGTGATCTCGATTGAAAAGTTTGCGTTGTCACCCGTTAGCCATGTCAAGACACCGAAGGAATAGTAGCCATCAGCAGGATTGTCTGCCAAGTCAGCGACAACGCGGTTCGCTGTGGGAGCGCTGGTCACTGTACCGGTAGTCGTGATCGACACGAGGTCTACACCACAACGAGCGTCTCCCAAGTCCGCTCGACAGTTTGGCGAGTAGTATTCACCGATGCGAGCGTCCGCTGTTGTCAAGATACCGCGACACTCGAAAGAGCCCTTCAACTTGTCGGTGACTTCGAACGTCGAAAGAGTGCCAGTCAGCAGCGTGATGATGCCGTAAGCGGGGAAAGCCCAGTCTGCGATACCGAACACAACGCGAGCATTGTCGTAAAGCCCACGGATCGCGTCCTCCTCGGTAATGCCCGACGAGTCGAAAATGACGCCGCAGTTAGTCGACTGGATACCGTTGTTGGCGGTTGTTGTGATCGCTGACACCTGAAGCGAGTTCGAAGCCGTGTACACGTTAGCGCTAATGGTCAAGTCAATGTCGCGGTCAGTGAACCGCAGGACCGTTCCGTCTTTTCGCGTTATTGTCAAGACGTGACAAAGGCTAGTCGTGCCTGCGTCTAGGCGGGCTTGCAACGAAGCATTTAGAGTTCTCATTCGCGAACCTCGAGGATTGGCAAGTTCGGGATGTTGCCGACATTGTACAGTTCCATCTGCGTCTCTAGACGGTCTGTGCCAAACATGACTGGGATGTTAAACTCGCCTGAGTCAATGGTGACGGCATGTCCGTTCGCGGGAACTGCAGCAGGCGCAAAGTGCAAGATGCCACCAGTCGTGATCGACCAGTTCGAAGTGCTAACAGTGACACCGTTGACCTTCACGACTAACGTGTCTTCGATTGGACGCGTGATGACACGTGAGAACGGTAGCGCGTCATCGTCGTAGATACGCACTATCTGAAAGTCATCTTCGACGCCGTTTCCTGTCCCGATCTGATCGCCCGCGAACTCGTAGTCGGACCAGTCCTTGAAAAGGAACCCACGTAGTCGACCGCGACGTGCCCAAAAGAAGTTGATCACATCGAAAAGGTCGGTCTTTGACCGAATACCGTAACCAACCTGTCCCACGTAAAGTGGGTAGGTCCAGTTCTGGTTGGTCGATGTACGACCGCCATCCGTCCGCAAGACAACCGTGTTGAATTGCGGGCCTCCGCGGACACCTTTCTCGACAGTAGTCGGCAACTGCACTTCGTCGATTACCATTAGTCACCCGCCCTGCGCTTCGCGCTCTTGACCATCGAGTACAAACCTGCTTCGATCTCGGCTCGGTTGTTGCGGTAGGAATTGGCATCCTTCGCGTGGATGGTCATGTTCACAATCGTAGGCGCCTCCTTGGCTTGTCCGCTGCCTTTGCTATTGCTCAACTTATACGTGTCGACTTCTTTAGGCACAACCGAGCCACCCTGATTCTGCCAATATGTCTGGAAGTCAGTTACGCTCGATGGTGCCTTCATCATCTCAGGAAGAGCCTTAGAGAACTGCTCGTAAGCGTCAATAGAGTTGCGCGCCTTTTTCAACTGCTCGTTGATCAATCCCTGCTTCTGTGTCAGATACTCGACTTCCTGTGTATAGCTAGTCACGGCATACTCGAGCGTTGTGAGCATCGCGCCTGACACAACGCCCTTAAACCGCTCATAGGACTTAACGGCAAGCGCTAAGCGAGCTTGAGCCGATGCAATTTCTTGCGAGACTGGATCATTTGAGTCCCGTTGCGTGTACGAGAAAGCTGAACCACCTAAACGCTCAAATCCACTCTTATTGTTAGAGCGGTACGCTTCGTCGCCTTTGAGGACACGATTTTCTCGCATCTGAGCAGAATAGAAGTCCGCGTCAAAGACGCTTGTCGCCGGTGCCCCGTAAGATCGCACACCAGTCGGCGTGTTCTCGCCAAATCGGCTAGTTGGCAAAGTCATGTTATTGTCGGTCGCGGTGTACTTCCACGACTCGGCCTGCTGGTACGCAATTGCCGCGCGCTTGAGCGCCTTACTGTTGTCAATAACAGCTTGCGTTGATGCCTCGAACGCTTGCACGCTCGACTGGGTTGTCCGCTGCGAAGAAGCGAGGCCGTCAATCGCGCGAGCGACACCCTTGACGGCCTTTGACACTTGGATGGTAGCAGCATCCCCGCCACGGCCGGAGGCGCGCTGCATCTCCTGCGCCGCACCGTTCGGGACGATTGTGCCGCTAGAACCCGGAACGAAAAGTTCGGGACCGCGCTCACCGACGAGGTACCGCTTGCCTGACGTGACGGGACCGCCATTAGCGCGCTCACCATCTGTGCCACCTGAAGTGCCGCTAGACGATCCAGCAGACGCCTTTGCTTGAGCGAGTTCACGATAAGCCGCTGCAAGATCACGAATCTGCTGAGCTGCTTGCGAGGCCGCTGCACCTGACGACTGGATCGCCTGCGTCGTGTCGTTCAAAGGCTTCGGTGTTGCAGCAGCGTTCTTTGCGAGATCACCTGTGCTCGTTGCGGCCTTCTTCGTCTCGTCGGCCATCGTCTTGGTCGCGTCTGCAGTGGTCTTGAACGCAGGAGCAAGCGAACCGCTAGCAGTCTTGGCGAGGTCGCCTGTCGCCTTTGTGTTCTGAGTCGTTGTGGTTGTGCCGTCCATCATGGTGTCATATGCGATCTGCATACGCTCACCCGACTCAACAAGTGCGGTCTTGAAGTCCATGAAGGCCGCAACCTGCGTGCCGACCTTCAGCGCCGTTTCGTCTGACACAACGCCGAACGCATTGAGAACAGACACGATTGCGGCAAACGAAACAAGCAACGGTGTGATGGCGAGACGCAGGAGCAGTCCGAGACCTTCGCTGAGCACAGTAACGGCGAACGTGACCGACTTCAGACCCGGGTCGATCTTGTTCAGTGCGAGGATTATGGAAGTGAACGCACCGAGCAAAGGATTGATCGCGGTCGCAATCGCGACGATGGCGATTGTTCCATTGTCAACGCCTGAAGTCAATCCGGTGAACGCCTTCCACACGTCCTGGATCACCTGGATGATCGGAGAGAACGCGGCAATTGCGGCCTTGAACACAGGCACGAGACCTGTGCCGATGGTCTTTACAATATCGTAGATGACTGTCCCGACCTTCGAGAACGCGTCAATGATCGCGGGCATCTTTCCTTGAATGTAGGTGACTGCCTGGTTGATGACAGTGCCCAGCGTGACCGAGCCGTCAGCGGACAACTTGATCGAGTCGCGGAAGTGATACAGCAACGGCAGCACGATAGTCAACGCTGCAAAGATCGCGGTGAACGGGTTCGAGAACATAAACGTCCGCATAGCAATAGTCGCGCGCTCAATCGTGAGATAAAGGCGCGTCATTGCGAGCTGGAAGCCAGTCGCTGTGCCTGTGGCGATTGCCATGTTGCGGTAGAACGCGACTGTGGTCACTGCAACCTGGGACAACTGGTTGTACCAGGTCGCAAGCTTCAATACCGCCCACGCAGCAGCAAGTGAGCCGAGGACAGTCACAACGAACGAGAACTCTTTACCGACCCAAGCAATGGCTTTCGACAGTACACTGAGTGCTCCTGACGCTTCATTGATTTTGGCAATGAAGTCGACGAAGCCGTTCTTCAAGATAGTGAATGCTTGTGCGAAAGTAAAATTGATCCGGCTGAATGCTTTGTCAATGTCCTCAGACGACGCGAGGATAGCGTCCGCAACGATCTTTGACGTGATCGCGCCCTGCTCACCGAACTCCTTCAACTTGCCGACTGTGGTGCCCATCTTATCAGCGATAATCTGTGCGAGCAATGGCAACTGTTCCATGATAGAGCGCAACTCGTCGCCGCGCAACGCGCCCGAACCCATGGCCTGCTGCAACTGGATGAGGGCATTGCTTGATGCCTCGGCAGACTGACCTGTCAACGCAATGACCTTCGACAAGGTCTCGGTAATGCGCATGGTCTTTTCCTGCGTCAACCCGAGTTCTTTCGAGTTCAGCGCCAACTGGGAGTAGAACTTGGCCGTTGCTTCTAGCGGCGCTGCGGTGCGCTGTGCAATTTCAAAAACCTTCTTGTAGGAGTCGGCAAGGTCTGCGTTCGACGAGGTAACCAACTTGAGGCGGTTGTTGACGACCGTGTAAGCGTCGGCGGCGTCAAGGATAGGCTTGACAACGAAGTAAGCGCCTGTTACTGCGGCGAAGGCCGCACCAACCTTGACGATTGTCTGGGAGGTCGTGCCGAGGCGTTGCTCAAGCCGTTCTGCGCTAACCCCGAGGCGGTTTAGCGCGCTTTCGGCCGCCGCCGCGCCCGTTACTGCCCCCTTCGGGTTCACGTTGACGTCTAGAGTCGCGGTCACTTGAGGTCTTCCTTACTGCATCTCGGTACTCATTGTCGCAGGCTTGAATGACCACAATATACCCGATCCGCTCGTCTGCGTCGAGCACATTCATTGTGTCCAACAATGCACAGATGTCCACCATCGGAATCGGTTGAGGTCCCGCTTCTGTGACCGGTCGAGCCGCTGAGAGCAACAAGAAGGTTTCCAAGTACACCTCTGATCCTTGCGACACCGCAGGAGCACCCTCAATACTAGGGATGGCCTTGCCGTCCTGGATCATCTTCTGGTAGACGGCTCGTCGCGGCGACATGGCTACGAGCCATCTGATGTACTCCCTCAGTTTCCCGAAGTGTTGTCCAGTGCAGCTTTTCGGAAGTTCGACAGGTTGCCAGCCGCACGGACGACCGCCGTGAGGAACTCCTCGATCTCGAGGAACACCTTCAGCGCTGTGTCAGGAGAGAACGTGATCTGTTCGCCGTCGAGTGTGATGTGAGGGTTGACGTTGCCTTCAGTGTCCTTGCTGCGCCAATCCTTGACTGCACAGTGCGAGAAGGCGCGGGCGCCGAGACGGTTCGATTCTTCGAAGTTTGGCTCAGAACCAATGGCCTGGTAAGGCTTCATCTGCTCCATGGCGTACTTCTTGAACTCGACCGAGGAGGTTGAAATCATCTTGACTTCGATGTCCGGAAGCACCTCAACCCAGATGCCGTCGTTGATCTTTGACTTGTCGGTACGCAGTTTCGCGAGATCCATTTGAGATCCTCTTCAAAAGTGAAGGCCGGCAACGGGATGCCGGCCCTCTGAGTGTTCACACTGTTCCCGTCAGTGTTAGGACGTGGCGCGCGAGATCTGGAACTGGTAGGTACCAGCGGAGTTCACCAAGCCTTCGAACTCGGCCGACGCGAAGATATCTTCGTCGAGGCCGCCAGCGGTGATTTCCATGCTCGTGTACTTTGCCCGAGGGATGGTGAAGATATACCGCTGCCCTGCCGCATCCGCAACCATGAAAGACAGCGAGAAGGCGGTGGCTGCCCGGAACTTGTCAAAGAGAGCAGAGCTCTCAAAGTACAGTTCAAGCTTGCCCATGACCTCCTGGCGGCCTGGCACGATGCCGATGAAGCCGAGGGTGCCAACGGCCTCTTGGCCGCGGACGTTGTTGTTGATCTCGATCTCGAGGTTGTTGAAGTAGAAGGTAGTCGCACCTGGATCGCCGTCAAAGACGATGGCCGCGACGTTGCCGACCGCGTTCATCACGTCATTGGTATTCGCCGTGCCGATGGTAGCGCTCGAGAACTGGGTTTCAGTCATCGCAGCGCTCTTGCTGACGAAGCTGAACTCGACGTTGAGAATCGAGCGTGTCTCGAGTGTCAGCGTCATCGTGTCGACCACCGCGCCGGTGAAGTTGTAGTACTCAGGCGTGGTGAGATCGGTGAACGCCTTCTGGATCGTGAAGGACTTCGTTGTCGTGCCGTTGCGGACGTAGTTGAGCGGCGTGATGGTGACAGCAGCACCCGCGGCTTCGTCAACCTCATCGGTGAGTGGATAGATGCCCAATGCAGAAGCGGCGATGCTCGTGATCTGAGCCCAGAAGGTGCCGGCAGTAGCAAAGCCTGTGACTTTGATGAACTGACCCACGACCCACGACTGCGACGTGAAGTTCGTTGCACCAGACGTCAGTTCGTAGGCGTTCGGTGTGCCGGCTGTCTTGTTGATAGCGATGTCCGTTGCGGCCGCGACAGTCGAACCCGAAGTGACCCAGGTCGAGAACATGGCGCCTTCAATGAAGGCCGAGTAGGTCGCGTAGGACAGCTCACCTTCAATCGAGCCATCGGCCGAGGCGCCGACCTGGATCGTGTCGGGTGTCATACGGTCGGAACGAATTTCCTCGGACTTCTCGAAGTCGATGTTGAAGTTGAGGCTTTCCGATGTGAAGCGGATTGGAGTCAGCGTCGGCGAAGACGGAGTCGTGCCGAGAGTGCTTTCCGCGACGTAGCGCAGGGCTACGAGATTCGAGACTGCAAAGGTCATGGGACCCTCCTTAGAATGCTGTGTCGCGCTCGAACGGAACGCTGACGGTTACGTGGTACCACTTGTCATCTGGACCCAGTTGACGAACTTGTGGTGCTCCGCAACGGATCCCTGATCCGTTATCCTGCCAGCTCCGGAAGATGGCAGAAATCGAGTCGGCATATTGCAACGCCAGCTTGTCCCCCTGGTTCAGAGGTGTGAAGATGTTTACAATAATCGTGCCTGGATGTCGATAGATATTTGCCGCAGCGCCCATGGACGCTTGAAAGGAGTCGCCGTCCTGGATTGTTAAGCGAACCCAAGAGACATCTCCGGCGGGAGGGCGAAACTCGACGTTAGGATAGGCAATGGTCGTTGTACTCCAGTTTGACGCCATGCGTGACCTGATCGCGTTATGTGCGCTTTCGTAACCCATTACAGCACCTTGTACTTTGAGCGGACCCGAGCAATGTTCTTGGCCAGCATGCCATTAGGAGCCTGCTGGGACCAACCGTATTCCAGACGTTCAATATAAGGTGCATTGTTTGCCATGTACACTGGCTGGTTTAACACCAAGCGTGATACAACGCCCTGCAGTCGGCCAAGGGCAGCGCTGCCAGTAGAATCGCGCTTGCGCTCGTCAAAAGCGGCTGACACTCGTGATGTAGTGAAGTGCCAAGACGCCCTTGCTAGCCCGGTATCTACCGGTGTGTCGCGTATGACTGAACTACCGAGGTCTAGAACGATCTGCTTGTACTTCTTGAGGGCGCGCTTCTTCACGTCCTCGTTGACAAAGCGCTTCAGTTCGCGAGAAAATCCACGAGCATCCATTACCCTTCCACCATGATCTTGTAGAGGACGCAGGTTTCGCCTGGAGCAACTTCGTTGACGGCAACGATTGCATGTGTTGTACCGTTCAAGATGATCTTATCGTTGGCGGTCGGTGTAATCGACGCCTCGGCAATCTCCTTCGCGCTGACAAGGAACAAGTAGGACGCGCGCTCGATCAAGTCGTCTCGAAAGAAGTTGCGGAGCTTCGGACGCTCAATAGGCAACTTGACGAGACGAATTTCCGTGTCGGTATTGCTGTTTGAGCCAACACCTGTGGTTGGGTCATAAGTGACCATAACCTGCCGCAAAGTTGCAGCGACGCCGTACTCTCTGATGAGAGGCGCGACCACGTTGTCTCGCATGTCGGTGTAAAACGCCATGTTACACCCGCAGCAACCGACCTTCGCCACTTGTCAGCATGACAGGGCGCAAAAGCTTGATCACATGAGTGACAACGTCTGCGCCCGGAAGGCGCGAACCTGGATCGTACTCGACTTCAATCACGTCAACCTTTTGACGCTTTAGCGAACGATTGTTGGACGTTAAAACGCCTGTGAGATCATAAGTACCATCACGGAACAAATCAGCAACAATGAACATTGCTTCCTTGACCTGCCATGGCGCCTCTGTCAGACCAATCTGGTATTCGTCGTCGTCGTAGGCGTCAGCACGAGGCCAGCCGAGGCGCTGAGCCTCTGTCAAGCGAGTGCCTCTCCAAGTGAAGTTGCGGTCGAGCCAATCGGTCGCTTTAATCAAGTACACTTCCTTGTCATCGGAGTCAAGCCAGGTCTCGTTACCGCGAGCAGTCCAGTAGGTATCTGCGGCCGCTACGGTGTCATACACATCTGTTCCTACTGTGCTCATTTTCCAATGTCCTGCTTGTAGATGTACTTCCCTTTCTCGATTGTCTTCACTGATCCTGAAGGATAGGTCACCTCTACGTCATAGAAGTACGTTCCTGGTTCCTGGTCAGCTTGTACGGGCGATGGTGAGAAGTCCACCGCACCTGCAGGTCCGTCAGTCACCACACCCACCACCTCGTACAACTGGTTGTCGGTGTTGATCGGATTCTGCTCACTACTGACGGTCAGTCTAAACGCGTAACCAGTCGAGATGTCGAGAACGGCGTCGTTCTCGTCTACCATGATGTACTTATCAGGTACGGTATCACCCCGGTATCTCTCTATCTTTAGCGTGGTCATCGTTCTTCTCCTACTCGACGGGTATTACAGCAATTCGAGGCAAATTTCCAGCAGAGATTATTCGGGAGTCACTCACGATGTCTACCCGCCTAGCATCACTCACGATGTCTACCCGCCTACCTGCAATGTTGTACCCCGAGTAGAAGAAGCCGAGATTCCAACGAAGGTCAACCGTATCAAAAACTAGTTGGCTAAGATTCCAGCGAAGGTCTAGGATGTCTGTCACAAGGCTGGACACGTCCCAACGAAGGTCAACCGTATCATTGACTAGGCTGGTCACGTCCCAACGAAGGTCTAGGGTGTCTGTTACAGAAGTGACAGAGGTCAGTATATCCCAGCGAATGTCTAGGGTGTCTGTCACAAGGCTGGTCACGTCCCAGCGCAAGTCGAGAGTGTCATTCACAAGGCTGGTCACGTCCCAGCGCAGGTCAATCATATCGGTCACAAGGCTGGCAACATTCCAGCGCAAATCGAGAGTGTCATTGACTTGTGCGATAAGGTCCCAACGAAGGTCGAGAGTGTCGTTGACTTGTGCGATAAGGTCCCAACGAAGGTCGAGAGTGTCGTTGACTTGTGCGATAAGGTCCCAACGAAGGTCGAGAGTGTCATTCACAAGGCTGGTGACGTTCCAGCGCAAGTCAATCGTGTCGGTCACAAGGCTGGTGACATTCCAGCGCAAGTCGAGAGTGTCATTAACAAGGCTGGTGACATTCCAGCGCAAGTCAATCGTGTCGGTCACAAGGCTGGCAACGTTCCAGCGCAGGTCAATCGTGTCGGTCACAAGGCTGGTGACGTTCCAGCGCAGGTCAATCGTGTCGGTCACAAGGCTGGTGACGTTCCAGCGCAGGTCAATCGTGTCGGTCACAAGGCTGGTCACGTTCCAGCGAAGGTCGAGTGTATCTGTCACAAGGCTGGTCACGTTCCAGCGAA